AGAAGTGAGAGTGATGCTGATGCTAACAATTTCTTTTCAGATGGTTCAGCAGGAAGAATTGGAATTGGTACTAATGCACCTGCTGCAAAATTACATGTAGATGCGGGAGCAACTGCCGCACCATCATTAACATTTGGTGCAGTAGCAGGACAGATATTACAAAATGAAAATTCAGAGTTTGCATTTGGATTAGATGACGATTCTCCTTATTCACTTTGGATTCAAGGAAGAAATAGTGGTAATGCCGCTAGAGATATTTCACTACAACCTTTGGGTGGTAAGATTGGTATTGGAACAGACGCTCCTTCTTCTCTACTACATATTCACGGAAATATGGCTGATGGCAAGCAAGGCATACTGATAACAAGAAATGATACTTCTACGGTTGAAAGCAATATGCTTGGTGGTATTGGTTTTGATTCAAATGATGGTAATATTCCTAGCAAAATAACAGAAGCATCTGTCGCTCTTGTTGGTTATGCTTCTGAAAACCACGCTACCACAGATAAAGGTGGGTATCTTTCTGTATTACTTACTGAAATTAATGATGATGACGATACTGTAAGCACAGAAGCATTGAGAGTATCTACTGTTTCTGCGGGAACATCTTCGACTCTAACATTAAAGAATGGTAATGCTTCAATGCCCGCCGATACTAAATATACAGGAATTGATTTCCATAATGTAGATAGTAGTGGAGCAGGAGTTGGTGCGGCAATAAATGCTATGTCAGCCGCTAGTGGAAGAGGTGGTTACTTAGAGTTCCAAACAGGTACAACAGTGGGAGCAGTATCTACTAAACTAACAATTAAGGATGATGGAGCAATTCAATCTTCATTAGGTAATCTTAACACTTGCGTAGTATATACGTGGAATAGAAGTGATATGAACTCCGGTGCAGTAAATCTAAAAGCAACAACAAATGATTATTCTTCAAGTCAAAATCATTGGGGATACATTATGCCTAAAACGGGGAGAGTCAAAATGTTGGCATTAAATACTAGGAATCAGGAAGTTACTGGTACGGCAGAACAAACTTGGAAGATAAATAGAAATAACAACAATGGTGGAACTGCCGGAACTGACCATTTTGCACTTTCAGTACAAAAAGGTGGTTCACAAGATGATACAGGAGTTTCAGGGGATGCTCATATGGTTATAGCGGCGACAAGTCACTCAAGTACAATATATCAGGGAAGTGTAGTTGTTAACTTTGCCTTTGCCGCCGGAGATGAAATTAGAATACAAAGAACAGATGCCGCTAGTGTAGATATGGGTGATGTTGTAGGACAAATGTTCGTGGAGTTTGATTGATTATGGTTACTGAAGCAGAATGGGATTATTTAAGGGAAGATAGAAATAGTGCATTAAAGAATATTGATAAGTATCAATTGACATTAGTGTATGCAGATTTAACAGATACGCAGAAGTCAGACTTAGCAACATATAGAACTGCTTTACTAGATTTACCTGCGGCATATGATAATCCCGAAGATTGCTATGCTAATTTTCCATTAAAACCTTCTTGGATGATATAATTATTCTTTTCTATATGCTAACCATAAAAGAAACTTATTAGAAAGATTCCAAAATATTTTATCTATTCTGCTCATCAATCATCCCTTCTAATATCGCTTCCCAATAATCCCAATTAGTATCATTCATATTAATAACCCTATTTTTTTCCCAAGCCAATTCCAAAAACGATTCCATCCTTCAAGAGCAAAGGTTTCATCATCATATCTTTTCATCAAAAATCCTCTTCTGTTTTGCCAAACCAATTTAGAAATGCTTCTCTCATGGTCTTGTCGGTTATCCAACCTTTTGGCATGGTGTAAAAAACACACCGAAGGTTCTTTTATATTTCCCTTTTATGCATCATGAAATGAGGGGGAACAGATTAGAGGTGAAAGAAGTACCTCTGTCCTACGTTGGGTAATGTACGATAATATAAAAGAAAATATGTTGCCATCTGTTTTTAAAATGTAGAAACCCCCGGTAGACGCTAAGGGTTTCATTTTATAGCCTTTGTGAACACTGAGTCCTCCCAAAGATGACCGCATTCTCTGCATTTCCAAATGTATACTCTTGTTCTTTTTTCATCATGAAATCTTCCAGATATTCTAATAGGTATATGTTTATGATTACATTTCCTACAAGATACTTTTAATCTTTCAGAAAGTTTTTTCATTATTCTATTCCTCTTTTTGCAATAATATCGTCAATTTTTAATATTGCAGTAGTGACTTCAGTTGCACTAAGAATTGCTTGTCTTACTAAATCACAAGGTTCAACAACACCAACTTCCAACATATCAGTAATGCCGCCATCATCTACATTTACACCCATATGATAGTCACCGTCTGATATAGCATGTCTCATATCAAGTATGATATCTAATGGGTCATGCCCTGCATTTTCTGCTATGGTAGCAGGTAATATTTCCAATGCATCTGCAAATGCATTGATAGCCATCTGTGCTCTCCCCTCGACAGTATTAGCCTTACTTCTCAGATAATTAGCAAGAGAAGCATAGGTAGACCCTCCACCTGTTACAATTTTCCCACCATTCATGACTAGAGACACTACACCTAACGCATCATCAAAACCACGGGCGACTTCATCAAGAGTTGAACTTGTTGCCCCTCTTAATATGAGTGTAGATTGATTTGATTTGTCTCCGCCATTAACGAATAGGTAATTAATTTCATTAAATATTTTTCTTTCAACATTACCCGAAATTAAATTTTCTATATCGCTAGGAGTTTGTGCGATGCGAGATTTTAGTGCCAGTGACAATCCTTTCATTGCAGATTCAGGAACTCTCCTTATTATTGCTATATTTTGTTTTGATAAATAAGCCGCTACATCATCATTTACTCCATCTCTAATGAAAACTACACCTCCGTTTGGTAACATGTTGCCAATTCTTTTTGCTTCTAATAACATCTCATCTTTATCAGAAGATTTGAATGCACTATAATTTTTCATGTCCATTGAGACTTGAATATTTTTTTCTGTCTTCTTAGGTTCTAATCCTGAATTTAATAATATTATATTAGTTAAATTTTCTTCATCTACTTCATAAACAAAATCTTTGTTAACTACAACACCGTTAAAGAAATATGAATCAGATAAAGCACCGCCAGCCATTCCAACAACTTTTACTTTATCCGCACTACCTGCAACATTAACTGCTTCAACACATAGTTCTGAAACTTGTTCGATGGCTGATTCTAATGTTTTACCTGTAACTGCTGTTTTTGCAATTTGTAACAATTCTTTTTTATTTGCATCAAAAGATAAGTAATTATCTAAATATTCTATAGCCATTGTAGCCGCTTGATTATATCCTTTGCAAACGAGATTAGGGTGTAATCCTTTGGTGAATAAATGTTCTGAATCTGTAAGTAATTGACCTGCTAATATTACAGTTGAAGTTGTACCATCATAACATAATGCTTCTTGCGTTTTCGCTATATCTACCATCATCTTCGCACCCGGATGTGAGACATCTAACTCTCTCAATATTGTTGCTCCATCATTAGTGATTATGGTATCACCACCAGCATCTACCATCATCTTGTCTCGACCCATAGGGCCAAGTGTACTTTTGACAGTATCTACAATCGTTCTTGCTGCTCTTATATTATTTTGTAAGGGGTTTATTCTTTCATCTTTCATTATATCACCATTCTACGTTTATGTCGATTATCGCACCTGTATCTAAAGACCTAGATTTTATAATCCCATTGTCTTTTCCATACATGTACAAATCGAATGTTAATTTACTATCTTTAAGACAGTATTCTGCTACTTCATTATATTTACCATTTCTCCAAGCAGTAGGAGCATCAACACTGGACATACTTTTTTGCATACCTAATGTATGAGTGGAGAGTGATTGTAATGTAGTTTCTATCTTATTTCCAATTGCCGCTTTAGCAACTAAATTTTTAGTATCAATAATATTTTCGGATTTGCTCATGGCATCTCCAATAGCCCAACAGTCTAATGACTCTTTCAATACAGGAAAATCAAAACCCATGATATTATGTCCCAAAATCTGTCCTCCTTCTTGTATATGTTTTGTAATGTGGTCTCCTAAAATTTTTGGGTGTAAGGGGTGTATAATCGCACCATCTACGGAAACATCTTCCTTAGAAAATATATGTGCTTCATCGCCATTCCATGTTGCTACTACTGAAGTATCAAACATATTTTTGTTATTCCACCCTCCTATTTCCCAAGAAAAATTTGTTGTTTCTATATCTAATGCCATTATGTTACTCATTTGTCAATCCCTTCTTTGAGTCGAATGAACACTGTACGCCCATCCTTCGCTACATCAAACAAAGATTCGCCCCACTTATCAAAATTGTTGTAGGCACTACCGCGTGAACAATCATTTTGAGTTTCATAAACCTTGATAACTTTGGTCTTCATTTGCCAACCATCACCTTTATTGCCTAATTCTATTTTCTCAACTTGCTGTGCTGCAATAGCCCATTTTCCTCTTTGTTGTGCTTTTTGTGCAACCTTTGGACCTATCTCAACTTCATCTTCTAACCATAAAATTAGAGCCTTAAATAAATCATACAGTATATCTTTAGCCATATCAACATGGTCGCCTGTAACAATCCATGAATTATCTAACATAGCCATGTGAGTAGCAAAGATAACTGTATTATTTTCCATTGCGGGTACAAACGATGCGACTACTTCTGTAATCGCAGGATTCAAACCGTTTAACAATTCATAGTAATCTTCAATGGCATCATATAATGCGGGATAGAAAGTAGCATCTTCTGCTGAAAACACTTTACTCATACAAGATTGAACCAAGTCTTCTTGGTTATCTCTATCCATGTCATTCCATTCAACAAACGTTGTTTGCGTTTCTTCTAATACTTTATTTCTTAATTTTACTTCTAAACCTTTGAAGTAACTTGTTATGTCGTCATAACTGATTTTCATTTTAGGTTGAATTTTAAATGCAGATTCGCTTCTTGTGTGGCTTACTGCTTTCCTTCTATCTAAATTCCAGTGAGACCAATATAACAATACTCTTTGAAATATCCCTTTCGTTAATACGTATTCTTTAACTCCACTAGGTGGATAAGTAGTAATCCATAAAGATACTAATGACTCAGTTTCTATACGTCCTACTTTAGTATGTTTTACCAATTTATTGTTGTTACTTCCAACAGGATTACAAGCGGATTGTAGATACAATACAGTCTCTTGACTGTGTTTATTAGGATTAAGTATGAT